CTGCGGCTTCGCGTTGGGCGTCCGCAGCATTGCTGGAGCCGAGCAAGCTGGAGCCTGCGCCAAGTACGCCAGCACCCAAGATGGCAGTTTCGATACCCATATCAGTTGCCTTTCACCAGCGCGCCGTCATCGCGGGTCTTGAACCCAAGGCGGTCAAAGATGCCATACATATACTCATGCCCCGGCATGATCCGCGTGTGGGCGTTCTCATGCGCGAACAATTCTGCCAGTACTCCTCGCGTTGCCCACCGCCGCCGCCATTCAGGCAAAACCGACACATGAACTTCGCCGTCTTTGAAGTACGCCGCCCCTACACAGGTATCGTTACGGACTATAGCCTTAACGTCCCACGTTTGCAAAAAGTTCGCGTAATCCTCAAACGCGATGGGCTGAGACCAGTCCGTAGCCCGGAAACCTATTTCCAGCGCCAAATCTCGGTCATCGACCAATCGTGTCGCCATTAGCCCCTACGACAGTTGCTTAGGCATGGGCGGCAGCACTTCCGTCTGCGCCCGCACCATCTCGTTGCGGAAACTCTCGGTCGCTGCCGCGCCTTGCCGCGCCTCCTTGGCGACCTCGATCTGTAACATGGGCATGGCCGAAATGGCGCACATCCATTCGTCGATCTCTTGCCCAGTCTGGGGGTTCGTCCCTCGCAACTGCGTAAACCACGCACACTGAAGCTGAACGCAGTCCTTTTTGATCAGCGGGCAAAATGATCCGTTCTTGAGTTGCATCGTCAGTCCTTGGTCGCAATGATGACATCGACGTACTGGACGGCAAAGTCCATCGCCGTGCCGCTACCGGTGTTGGCTATGGTGATGCCGGTGGTAACCGTACTTGTAGACGGATTTGCTGCAACTGGACCGGAACCAGTAGGCTGAGCGCCACCTATAGCTGAAGATCCGCCAGCTGGAAGAGTGTGGGCATGTCCAGGGTCCGTTAGCGTATGTGTATGGCTGGGCATGTTAGCAACTGTAATTGTCCGCGACGTAAACACGGACGTAAACCCGGTTGTACCGCCGCTGCTAGCGGTGCCGGACACCACGCGCAGCGCCTTGTTGTCATGCGTGGTGGACTTGGTCCAGCCAGTAGGGGCGGATGTTTGCACAAACAGCATCGCCGTGCCACTGGGAAGATAAGCCCACGCACCGGTAAAAACGCCAGGGCTGGCAATCTCCAACGCAGACACAGGCGTAGCCGTGCCAATGCCGACTTGGCCTGTGCTATCGACAATAAACGGCGTAACGTCAGGATCGCTGGAGTCCTGCACCTTGAGCGCCGCGCCTGTACCAGTTTGGGTAATCTGAAGCGCCGGAGACGGCGTGTTGGAGTCGATGGTGACGTTACCGGACAACACGGGCGACACCGCCGCCGTGGGGGCCGAGATATTGTCCACCGTCCAAATCAGCGCGTCGTCGGCGTCTTTCAGCACAAACTTGTAGATAGCGCCGCCCAGCCAGACATTAGCTTCGCCACGCGAATCCAAAATGATGGGGTTGGTGTTGGCTGTCGTTGCGGACGAGTCCGTGTAGGTTGTTTGCAACGTGGTCGTGCCAGCGATGTAGGTGTACAGCTTGCCGCCGACCAGCGGTTCGCCAGCAGCGTCAACGAAAGCCGTTTTGGCGGCGGGGGAAAGAACAGCCATTATTCACCTATATTCGAAGCTACGGTCAAGATAACCGATGGGATGGCCGGTACGGGCGCAGACGCCGGTAGATAGGCAATCTGGACGTTTGTGTTGGTAGTAGACCACATGAGCCGAAAATAGTCACCTGCGCTCATGCGAATGACAAAATTCCACGCCGCGACCAGCGCGCTACTGGAACCAGACAAGGTCAACTTGGTGGCGCTTTCTGGCACAGACGTACCGTTTACGTCCGCCCAAATGTACACATCCTTGGCCGCCGCGTTTGTGCTGATCAACTGTAACGAAAACTGAATGTTGTAGGAGCCCGTGCGGTCCACATAGACACGCGATGTTGGCGTTCCAATGCTGACGCCTTGAGCCAAGCTTGTGTTGTTGTACGTTATTGCGTAATCGGTGTTGATCGCCGCCGCAGTCTGCGTGGTAGTGTCGTAGAACGCGCCGCTGCGAAGCGATCCGCTGCCAAGGATGGCGTACAAGTTATAGAAATACCGATACCAAGCCCGTGTTACATAGTTTGTCATCGTGTCCCAAATTGGGACGCGCGGCGCAGGTATTTGCGTGATGTTATCAGGCATTGGTCGGGCTCACGATCAGTTCCGCGCCCATAATGGCGATTTTAACCGGATCGGTCCCTGATACCTCGTACACACGATCACGAAGTTTCATGGTCATGCCAAGCCTACGCCACAGCACGCGACGTCCAGTTTCGCCAATTTTGCCCATCGACCGCCAATGTTCGCTGGACCATGTGTGACCGCCGTCATCGGACCAGCGCAGCATGACCTGCGGGTCAGAACCTTGCACAATGATTTCCGCCGTTGTTTCTTCGGACTCGCCGCTGATTGCGCCAGCCGATACGGCATCAGACGAGATGCTGCTAAGATATGACGTCGTCGCGGGCGTCGCACCATCAAGCCCCACACCGGACTCGCAATCAAGTTGCAAACTATGTTGCGTCGTGCGGCGCAGATTGTTGGTTCCGGTAGGTAACGCGCGCCATGAACGCAACCATTTCTGAACGGTGCCTGCCTCGGTGTAAACCGTTGGATCGTAAGCGTAAATCTGACCGGTCAGATAATCGCCGATTACGATCTGATTGTTAAACGCCATTTGACAGTTGCCGCGATGACGCGTGAACTGATTGTTCAGCCATCCGGCGCGCTGATGCCAAGACTGGGTCGCCACATCGTAGACCCAAGTGATGTTAGCGTTAGGGAAGTTCAGCACATAAAACGAATGGCCGTCCTGCTGGTAGGTATACGCAACTGCGTCCGTGATGTCTTCGTACTGCTGGATCTGCCATTCGACGGAATGCGTCGAGATGCGGACGCCTGCGTAACCGTTGGAGCGGAACACCATGCCGCGCCCGCGCGCATCAGAACTGAGCCAGAACACGCCGTTGTCGAGCTTGGCGACGGAAAACGGCGCAGCGCAACCAATCTCAATGAACGCGCCTTGAATGCGCGACAAAGGAAAGTCGGGCAGACCAGCGTCGTACCAAACTTCCGTAGAATTTTGACCAAACAGCCAGACTTCGCGGTGATCGACGATCAAGGACACCAGATTGTCAGGCGAGCCTTCGGCGCTGGCAAAGTCCAACGGATCGACCGACGTTCCGTCGTATAGTGACGTAACCCAAAATTTCTGGCTGTTGGGCTGGTTATAAACGAAATAACCGTCGATAAACCCAACCGTCACAGCACCAGCAAAATCAGGATCTGTAATTTGCGCGAAAACGTCCGTGCTGGCGTTGTAAATGTAACCAATAGCGCCCGCTGCAATGAACATCTGGGTGCCGTTGTCCACCATCGACACTTGGCCGGTGCCCGCTACGGTGCCTTTAGCCGTCACATTCCAGTCAGTGTCGATCTTGTAGAGCGTGTTACCTGATACGGCGTAACCATAATTGCCAAACGTCCACAACCCGCGTATGGGGCCGGACCCCATGGTGGCAAGATAATTTAGACCTGGCGCGCGCTGAAGAAACGCGGGCTCCTTGCCAGCTTCTGGCACAACTTCTGGAAACAAATTGATCATGCGGTTGTCCGCAGCGTTGACGCTGCGGGCCACATAAGCAGAACCTAAGATTGGGCTCTTCATTAGACTTGACCTCCAACAAATACAGATTTAGACTGCATAGACATTGAAGAGGGTATCCGATGGAAGAGTGGAAACCAATATTGGGTTACGAAGGTTTGTATGAAGTTAGCAATCTTGGCGGAATACGTCGAGTGTTGCGAGGAAAAATTTTTATCGCCGGTCAAATTAGGGAAGCTAAAACAATGTTTGAACAAGGAGCTAAGCTTCGCGAAGTAGCCGCGCATCTCAACACCAGCATAACTACGGCAGCGGCTATAAAAAACGGCAAAACATGGAAAGGCGATGAAAATTTTAGGCTTGTCCGTCCAAGACCAGATCGTCAACAATACATGATTGCCGATTTGTGCGTCGATGGCGTTTTTAGCAAGCGCCGCGTTCACAGACTTGTATGGGAAGCTTTTAATGGCATCATACCTGGGCGATTGGAAGTAAACCATAAAAATCTTACGCGCGGCGATAATCGGCTTGAAAATTTGGAACTTCTTTCGCACCGAGAAAATGTCAACCACGCTCATGCTATTTACGCAGTTGAACGAGCGCATCTTCCAAAAGGAAAGCGTCGGGGGCCGCGTAGCGAGTATGCTAAGATTAAACATACCTAGAAGTTACCTGCAAAAATATTAAAGCGTTGACGAGTGCTGACGATGGCGTAGGGAATCGACATGATGTCGTCAGGATTGTTGATGCGCTTCAGATTGCGCTTGGAATACATTGCGATGCGCGCAACCGTAGCGGAAGGTTCCACGCCAAACTCAGGGGCCAATTCACAAGCCAGATTGTACCGGAACGCTCGCAAATAACCGGGCGGAAAGTACAACGGCGTCGCAAGCGTCGCTGGCTGGTCCAACTGTGCTGCCGAAATGAAATGCCATTCCAGTATCTTGGTAGGCACTGGGTAGATGTGCATGTCGATGTTCGGATAATTCGTATTGATCCACATTACCTGTGGAAAAGTACTGGTCACGGTTTTAACCGCGATGCCGTCGTACTGCTGTTGGTTGATCAGCTTGATGCCGTAAGAGATGCCGGTCGAGGTGTCGACGAAATACGTTGCGTCATCCATCAAGACGGGGCGGTCGCCTACGAAGTCGCCGGAAGGGCCGAGCGTCTGGCTGATAAACCCAGGTAGCCAGTTAAAGATCTGCTCTTGCGTCGTGAACGTCGAAAGTTTCTCGGTTCCCCAAGAGTCAATCATCTGATTGAGCGCGAACAGCGCGTCCTGCGATGTAGCCGCAGAAGGCGTTTCGCCTTCAGCCAAAACGCCCAGAAGGCGAAGGGCTCCGTTAATCTGATCCCCGGCTGTCGTCATAGCTGGTCATTCCCTCATTCAGCGGCCTGCGACCGCGTCGCCGGGGTGCAAGTTCGTTTACCGGCTCCGACACATCCAGAGACGGGGCTTCGCCGGGAGTATAGCGGCTCCAGCCGTTCTCTTCATCATAAATCGCTTCGGCTTCCATAACGGCGACTTTGGTGCCGTGAACCGGGTGGCGCATGTAGATCATAAAAATACCTGTGGAAAAAACGCCCCGCCGTTAAGCGGGGCGTTCGTTGATTAGGCGATGCGATACAGCGTCCAAGCCAGATCGCCGACCTTACGGGCGCGGAACTGGGCGGAGGTAGCAGCAGACACGGCGGCAGCGCCGACGATGGTCCAGCCTGTACCAACCACAACGGTCGCAGCGTTGGTCGCGCCCGTGTTGATGATCACCACATCAAAGCAGCTATCGTTCTTGGCGCTGGAAACCAGAGCCTCGGTAAGAGCCACTGTGGGAAGCGTCAGGTTAGCGACCGCGCCCGTATAAGTGATGATGCCAGATGTAAGTTCCGCAGCGGTAAGCGTAGCCGCAGCGGTCTTGGCGACAGGGGTCACCTGTGTTGTCAGATTGACTTCAGTGGTGTTGCCATCGCCGAGCTGGTAACCACCAGCGCCATTCGGAAGAGCCATGATATTCTCCTAAACAGTTGAAAGGGGAAATCTGGGGCCGCAGCCCCAGATGAAAGGTGGTTAGCCCCACATACGCACGGCCATGGGCGCGCGAATCACGGAGTAGCCGTACAGAACGTCGATACGGCAGGGCATACGATCGTTGTTGATGTCGTACTGACGAACAATACGCATTGAGATGCCGTTATGAACCTGACGAGACGCCATATCCACACCCTGCGGCATCAGCAGATCGGCGGTGCCGAGCGTGATGGCGTTCTTGTTGTAGATAAGGTTCTGCGGGTAAGCCGTCGAAGCCGCACCAAGGAAGGTGACAGCAGCGTTGTCCGCCGGGAACGAGTCCACCGTAGCCAGAGCCTGGCTGGCGGTGAAGATCGGGGGCGAAATCTGCACATCCGTCCAAGCGCCGCTAGAAGCGGTGGCGGTGGCGGTGCAAACGAACTGCTGCAAGCTGCCGGTGGTCTGACGGGTCTGCGGGTTGACCGCGTACACGTTAGCAATGGTGAACACGTCGCCGACCTTGATGGTCGCGGAGCCGGTGCCGCCATCAATGCTGATGGTGGTCGCGCCCTGCGTCGTGACAGCGCCGTTGACGAGGATCGTGTCCGAGGTGGAGCGCGAACCAGTCGTGTGCTGCACGATGGACTGAGACATGTTGACTTCGTCATAGCCAAGAACCCCTTCGCCCATCATGCCGGTCTTGAACTGACGGCTGATCGTGCTGGTGGGGTTGAAGAAGCCCTTCATGCCTTCGACCAGACCGGCGTTGGCAGCGGGGTTCACAGTGGCGTAACGCTGGTCCATGGGAACGGCGTATTCGTTAAGCTTCTGCTGGGCCTGAAGCAGGACAAGCGAGGTAGCCGGGGTCGTGCCGGGAGTGCCAACCGAGCTGTAGATGTTCTGGTAGGCATTCGC